TATATGATAGAAAACACAATTGATATCTCTGCAATTAACGGAGATTCAGGTACAGCTCAAAACGATGTTATTAGATGTCTTGATGTTCCTGCAGAAAGTGTAGTATTACACGCAGGACTAGAGGTACTAACAGCATGTTCAAGCTCTGTAGTTATTGATATTGGTATCACTGGAAGTTCAGCTGGATTCTCAGATCCAGATGCTTTCGTTGATGCTTACGATGCTACTGGTGCAACTTATGCACCAAGAGACGTTGCTGATGCAGCACCTGTATTGACTTGCAAAGTAGCAGATACAATTGATGCGTTAATGGCTGGAGCAGCTTCAACTGCGGGTAAAATCCGTGTTTTTGCTATTCTATGCGATGTTTCAGGTATTGATGAAACTGATAGAAACACAGACGCACAACACGATACAGCAGTATAATACTGTATAATTTTAAGGGGGGCTATATGTCCCCCTTATCATATTACCCCTTACAAACTAGGAGAATAAATAAAATGGCTACATATGATTTAAGAAAAAAAACTAATGCAAGCACAGGGCAAAGAGTTGTTATGGATCCAAATAAAGTAAGGATGAGTAATTTAGAAAACAGAATTAATAATCAAGAACAAAAACTTGATAAAATATTAGATCAGATTACTGCACTACTCAATGAAATATCAAAAAAGACATCAGCTTCTTGAGATAATATCTGAGTACAAATCTGATAAATCTGCATTAACAAAACAGATTGATGATTTAAAAAGACAATTAAACGAAGCAGAATCTCGTATTAAAAGATTATTAATTAGATGCGAGCAGTTTGCAGAAGACAATAATAAAACAGAGGAATAGACATGTCATTAAAAGATTATAANAAAGTTAAAAATTATAATAATAAACCTAAAGAAATTAAANTAAAAGAAATAAATCTTTCCTCTACAGGAATAGAAGGTAAGTTATATAAAGGAAAAGCTAAAGACTATCCTGGTATAGCTAGTATTATTAAAGGAAAACGTAATTAATGTCTACAACTTACTTAGTATTATCCAACAGAGTACTTAGAGAATTAAATGAAGTTGAAATGACTTCATCTAATTTTTCTAGCAGCAGAGGTATTCAAACTGCTGTTAAGGATTTTGTAAATAAATCTATTCACGATATTTATAATGAAGGTGCAGAATTACCTTTACTACACACATCAACGACTCAAGCTACTTTCCCTGGTGATGGGGAATATGCATTTCCAGCGGATATGCGTAGAGTAGACTTTGAGTCGTTTTTTTTAAAACCAAATGAATTAATTACTAATGGTGAATTTGAGTCTAATATTAGTAGTTGGACTACAGGAGATGGATCACCATCACATACTTCAAGTGGTAATGGTAGATTAAATTTAAATGATGCAGCTGCATATCAAGCTATATCAACTATAGTAAATAGACAATACAATTTACAAATTAGAGTTTTAAGTCCAAATAGTTCTACAAGTGGACTAATTGTTAGAGTTGGAACATCTGCAGGTGGAACACAGAATTTAAATACAACACAAGCTGTAACTAATTTTAGAGAAGGTGATATACTAGATACTACATTTACAGCTACAGCACAAACATCTTATGTATATGTAGAATCAGATGGTGTACAATTAGACGTAGATTATGTTAGAGTATCAAGATCAGATATAACTACAAGAAAAATAAGATATATATCTTATGATGACTACTTACAAAGATTTAAAGAACAAGACGATAGAAATAGCAGTGGGCATCAAGGTATGCCACAATACGTATATAGAAAACCAGATTACAGTTCATTTGGTTTAACTCCTATACCTGATAAAAATGATTATTTAATTAGTTATGAATACTATACAACACACACAGATTTATCAGCACATGGAGATACTATGTCATTACCAGANAGATTTGCATCACTAATTGTAGATAGATCTAAATATTATGTATANATGTTAAGATCTGATCCAGATCATGCTAATTTATCAAATAGAGATTATCAAAGAAAGTTAAGTTTATTAAAGACTGATTATGCATCAAAAGCTGATTATATGAGAGATACTAGAATATCAGCAGGTAATGCAAGATTAATGAGAGTATAGTATGCCAGATACTTCTTTACTAAAACCATATAATGCAACATGTGGTGGTGGCCTAGTTTTAAACAAAGATGTTTATGATATGGCTCCAGGTGAAGCATTACAANTAGTAAATTTTGAACCATCTACAGAAGGTGGATACAGAAGATTAAATGGTACTACAAAATATAATTCTACAATAGTTTGAACCATCTACAGAAGGTGGATATAGAAGATTAAATGGTACTACAAAATATAATTCTACAATAGTACCTCAAGTATCTTCTAGTACAGAAAGAATACAGTTGTCTGCAATATTTAATGATAAAATAATTGCAGCTAGAGGTGGTACTGTAGTATATGGTGATACAAGTGGATCATGGACATCACTTGCTACTAGTCAAGGTACAACACATACATATGATTTTGATAAATTTAATTTTAATGGTACAAGTAAAATTATAATAGCAACAGGTGAAGCTGCAGCATTTACAGTAGATTCAAGTTTTAATGTAGATGTAATAAATGCAACAGGTGGTGGTACTGCTCCAACTAATCCAAAGTTTGTTAAAACATTTGCTAATCATGTATTCTATGGTGGTATGTCTAACTCTACACATAGTATATTATTTTCTGTACCTTTTCAAGAAGATAATTTTACATCAGCTAGTGGTGCAGGTGAAGTTAAAGTTGGTGATATTGTTACAGGATTAAAAGTATTTAGGGATGAATTATTTATATTTTGTCAAAGAAAAATTTATAAACTTACTGGTACTACATCTAGTAATTTTGCATTAGCTGAAGTAGCTAAAAACGTTGGTACAATTGCACATCATTCTATTCAAGAATTAGGTGGTGACCTTATATTTCTTGCAGCTGATGGTTTAAGAACTGTTGCAGGTACAGAAAGAATTGGTGACGTTGAACTTGGTACTATTTCAAAACAAGTACAAGAAAGAATTAATGAAATTGAATATGATAATGTTACAGCAACTGTAGTTAGAAATAAATCTCAATACAGATTATTTTATCCTAAAACTACAGGTGTAGAAGCTAGTTCAAAAGGATTATTAGCTGTTATTAAAACAAATCCAAACACAGGACAACTAGGATTTGAATATGCAGATATAAAAGGTTTAAAAGTTTCAAGTTGTGATTCTGATTATATTAGTAATGTAGAAACAATTGTTCATGGTGGATACGATGGATATATTTACAAACAAGAATCAGGAAATGTATTTACAACAGCAAGTTCAACTAGTGCTATTGATGCTACATATAGATCTCCAGATATGACAATGGGAGATGCAGGTATTAGAAAATCAATGGATAGAGTTAATATAAACTGGGAACCAGAAGGTATTGTTAGTTCTAGTTTATTTGTAAGATATAATTATGATGATATAAATACTCCTCAACCAAGTGTTATTACTTTAGCATCTTCTGGAAGTGGGGCGTATTATGGAATCGGAACATTTGGTACAGCAGCATATGGTCAAGGAGATCTTCCTATTACAAGAGAATCAGTAGAAGGGTCAGGTTTTGCTGTAGCATTAAAAATAACAGACACAAGTACAAACGCACCTTTTGCAATAAAAGGGTTTCAGCTAGAATTTACACCAGGAGGAAGAAGGTAAATGGGAGCAACATATACACGACAAAGTTCATCAGCTATTGTTGATGGTGCAGTCATTGAAGCATCAGATTTAAATGCAGAATTTGATCAGATTCTTGCAGCATTTGCTGTAAGTTCAGGACATACTCATGATGGCACAGCAGCAGAAGGTGGACCAATTACAAAATTATTAGGCACTGCAATCACTATTGGTGATGGTACTGCAGGGACAGATATTGCTGTAACTTTTGATGGAGAAACAGGTGATGGTGTTCTTACATGGATGGAAGATGAAGATTACTTTCAATTCTCAGATGATTTATTATTAACAACTACAGAAAAATTACAGTTTAGAGATACTGCAATATATATTAATTCATCAGCAGATGGACAATTAGATTTAGTTGCAGATACAGAAATACAAATAGCAGCTACTACAGTTGATATAAATGGTAATGTAGATGTATCAGGAACTTTAACAGTTGGTGGTGCATTAGATTTTAGTGATGCTAATATAACTAATATTGGATCAATAGCCTTAGATACTATTACTAATGATGGAACTGATATTACATTAGATTCTTCAGGTGATATTATTTTAGATGCTGGTGGTGCAAATGTTACTATAAAAGATGATGGAACTTCTATATTAGATATAGCAAATAGTTCTTCTGATGTAGAACTAACTGTAAGTGTAGCAGATAAAAATTTTAAAATTAAAGGAACAGATGGTTCATCAGCTATAACAGCATTAGATATTGATATGGCTCTTGCAGGTAAAGCTACATTTAATGGTGATGTAGTTGTAACTGGAGACCTTACAGTAACTGGTGATGATATTACAATGGGTACTAATACTGCAGGAATGTTATTAGTAGCTGATGGTACAAATTTTAATCCAGTAGCAATTAGTGGTGATGTTACAATGGCTTCAAGTGGAGCTGTAACAATTGCTGCAACTTCTGTAGAAAATTCTATGTTAGCAGGTTCAATTGCTGATAGTAAATTATCTAC